AATCAAAAAGAAGGTCCTAAGCCTGCAAGATTATTTAGAGAAACACATTACGAACCTATTTCTGGAAGATGTATTATGTTCCCATCTTGGTTGATGCACTGTGTTGATCCTAACGAATCTAATGATATAAGAATATCAGTGTCTTTTAATTTTTTACAGAAAGGTATGTTCGTATGACATTTCAAACTAATAAATATCAAGTAATAAAGAATGCTGTATCTTATGATCTAGCTAACTTTATATTAAACTACTTCTTACTTAAACGAGATGCAGTAAGTTATATGTATCAACATAACATACACTCACAGTCTTCGATTCTTGGAACATGGACCGATCAACAAATACCTAATACTTATTCATGTTATGCTGATTTTGCTATGGAAACTCTTATGGTTAAAATGTTACCGGTAATGAAAAAACATACTGGTTTAGATTTAATACCAACATATTCTTATGCTAGAGCCTATAAAAAAGGTGACGAACTTAGGAGACATAAAGACAGACCTAGTTGTGAAATATCTACGACAGTTAATTTAGGAGGAGATCCTTGGCCTATATTTATAGATGGTACTGGATCTAATAATGTTATTGATGAGTACAAAAATATTCATAAACCTAACGCTCCTGCAGGCACAAAAGTCTTGCTTGAAGTAGGAGACATGCTAGTATATAGTGGCTGTGAACTTGAACATTGGCGAGAGCCTTTTGACGGGAACATTTGCGGTCAAGTATTTCTACATTATAATCATGTAAATGGCCCATTTGCTGACAAAAATAGATTTGATGGCAGACCTATGCTAGGCCTACCATCAGGTGTAAAATAGTATTATAATGAGGTTATATGTTACAAAAATTAGGATTTGTACCTGGGTTTAATAAACAAGTCACAGAGACCGGGGCCGAGGGACAATGGTTTGATGGCGACAATGTTAGGTTTAGATACGGCACTCCAGAAAAAATTGGCGGTTGGACACAGTTAGGAGCAGATAAACTAACAGGTGCAGCTAGAGCTATTCATCAATGGGATGATAACTCTGGTATTAAATATTCAGCAATAGGAACTAATAGAATTTTATATGTGTACTCAGGAGGTACGTATTATGACATACATCCTATAAGAGCTACACTTACAGGTGCTAATTTTACAAGCACATTAAATCAAAACATAATTACAATTACCTGCACAGGTGCACATGGATTAGCAGAAAAAGATATTGTAATGTTAGACAGTGTAACTATTCCTGCATCATCAAGTTATAGTGCTACAGATTTTGAAGATAAAAAATTTATGGTAACTGCCATACCTACAACTACAACTTTTACTATTACAATGGGATCTACAGAAACTGGTACACCAATGAGTGCAACAGGATCTACTTCTGTTTTATGTTACTATCATGTAGGACCAGCTCAACAACTAGGAGGTTTTGGTTGGGGTACAGGTCTATATGGTGGAACAGCTTTAGGTGCAGCTACAACTACGTTAGCAACAGCCATAACAGATTTAGTAACAACGGATGTTGTATTAGCAAACAGTGCAGCATTTCCATCATCCGGAGAAATTAGAATTGGTACAGAAGATATAAGTTTTACAAGTAATAATACCTCTACAAATACTTTAAGTGGAGGAGCAAGGGGAGTTAACGGAACAACAAAAGCAACACATAGTGGTGGAGCAAGTGTTTTAAATATATCAGATTATGTTGCATGGGGCGACCCGTCTAATGCTGACTTTACAATTGATCCTGGAATGTGGATTCTTGATAACTATGGTACAAAATTAATTGCACTTATTTATAATGGTCAATGTTTTGAATGGGATGCAGCTGCTGGAAATGCTACATCTACTAGAGCAACATTATTAGCTAATGCACCAACAGCGTCACGTCATGTATTGGTATCTACGCCCGATAGACACTTAGTATTTTTTGGTACAGAAACTACAGTAGGTAATACTGCTACGCAAGACGACATGTTTATAAGATTTTCATCTCAAGAAAGTATTGATGAAACAGATTCTTACACAGTTAAAGCAAACAATACCGCTGGTACACAAAGACTTGCCGATGGTTCTAAAATTATGGGAGCCATTAAAGGTAGAGATGCAATTTATGTATGGACCGACACAGCATTATTTCTTATGAAATTTGTAGGCCAACCATTTACATTCTCATTTGAACAAGTAGGAACTAACTGTGGATTGTTTGGTAAAAATGCATGTATAGAAGTTGATGGTTCTGCTTACTGGATGTCCGAGAATGGATTCTTTACTTACGATGGTCAGTTAAAATCTATGCCGTGTCTTGTCGAAGACCATGTATACGATGATATTAATGCTACTAGTAGAGATTTAATTAATGCAGGATTAAATAATTTGTTTGGAGAAATAAGTTGGTTTTATTGTACTTCTGCATCAGATTCAGTTAACAGGGTTGTTACATATAATTATTTAGACTCTAGTCCTAAACGTCCTATTTGGACAACAGGCACTTTACCTAGAACAGCGTGGCAAGATTCTGCAGTATTTGATAAACCACATGCTACATTTTATGATTCTACAGATAATGCAGCTAGTGATTGCACTGGAAATACTGATGGTATTACTATATACTATGAACAGGAAACAGGGACCGATCAAATTAATGCTGGTGGTGTAACAACTGCTATTATAGGTACAATTACTTCTGGTGATTTTGACATTACACAGAAACGAGCTTCTACTGGAGCTGTTGTAGGAATGCCAGATTTAAGAGGAGACGGTGAATTTATTATGAGAATACAAAGATTTATACCAGATTTTATTTCACAAACAGGTAATACCAGAGTTAGTTTTGTAACAAGAAATTATCCAAATAGTTCTGCAACCACAACAAATTTTGATATTAGTTCTACTACAACTAAAAAAGATACACGACTTAGAGCTAGATCTATTGCTATTAAAGTTGCCAACACTACAACTAATGAAGATTGGAAACTTGGTACATTTAGATTAGACATTGCACCAGGAGGCAGAAGATAATGGCTGTAGATAAAAAAATGAAATATGAAGATCAAAAATTAACTAAAAAAGTTAAACCAGTTAATCAAGGTGGTGGGCCAAACTATCTTGGCAAACAAAAGATGGTAACTGTTCCTAAAAAATGGTTATCAGATCCAGACCACGTAGTAGCAGAACTTGCTTACATTACTCCAAAAGAACAAAAAATTTTATTAGATGCAAACATTTATGGATCATTAAAAGGTAAACCAAACAAAGGACCTGGTGGTATTATGTCATTACAAGGTGACCTTGGTGGATATTCTGCAGGAGCAGGGGGAACAAGTTCTGGAAAAGGAGCGGGAGATGCAGGTAAAGGAAAAGGTGGTAGATCTACAGAAGATTATAAACAAACCGATTATTACAAAATGATGACAGGCACCGGAACTACTGCAACTAGTCCTACTGGAGATACAGTTAGATCTAAAAACATTGCTAAAGGTGCAGTACCTGAATATGTAAATACTCCTGATGGACTAAAATATGTTGGATCTAAAAATAGATTTGTAGGAAGAAGTTTATTTAATCCAAGTGGATACAGAAACACATACGGCACAAGTCCAACTTTAATGGATCGTCTTTTTAGAAGAAACAATCCTATGGGTTCTATTACAACAAGAATAAATCCTGAAACAGGACAATTGGAATATTACTCTGAAGACGAAAACGTTGGAGAAGCTAAACCAGGTTTTGGTGGAAGAATACTAGGTGGTCTAGCAAGTTTACTAACAGGCGTACCATTGGTAGGTAGTGCGATTGGGAGTGCTATTGATAAATATAAACCCAAAGGTTATTTTGAAAGTTTAGATCCATCAGAACAAAGAAGACTTAATTCTTTAAGTCTTACTCCTTATAACCAACAAAAAATTTCTTTAATAAATGACGTACCTATGGAAAGTTTAAACCTAGCTAATTATGGTAAAACTTCATTAGATAATCAAATTACCAACATTAATAGTTCATTAGATAATAGAATTACACAAAGCGTAACAGACGGACCTTATTCAAATATGACTGATTATTTAGAAAACGATCTAACAACAAATCAAGGTATAGTAAATACAGACACTTTTACTAATTCTAACTTTGGATTAGGACCTTACGATGGCTAAAATTGTAGAATCATTAACTAGAGCAGAACCAGAATACAGTCAAAGAAATATACAGTCTTTGGTCAGGGATCTTGATTCTGTAATTACAAAATTAAATAGTACGTTTCAAGACGAAGTAAAACAGGAGATAGAAGCTAAAAGTTTCTTTTTAGAATAATGGCAGTAGTAAACCAATATAAATTTTACGGTAAAACAACGACAGCTGCAGAGACTGTAAACATGTTATCACCAGCTGTTAACGAAACTTATATTGTTAAATCATTAAGAGTTACAAACAAATCAGGTTCTAATACACCCACTGTAACTATTAAAAATAATGCATTTGAGATAGTAAATACACAAACACTAGTAGCTGCTACAAGTGTAGAAATATTAACTTTACCTTTAATTGTAGAAGGTGGGACTGTATTATCTTACACCACAGCTGGCACCGTATCAGATGGTGTAGTGTTTGGTATTAGTTATCTTAATATATTAAAGGAGAAAATAGACTAATGGAAGTATATAACGCTAAAGTAGAAGAA